TATTTATGAGAAAATTTAAAGATAGAGATAAAAAATATTTTGAAAAATTAATGAAAGAGGGTGTAGATTTAACAGCTCCACCAAAAATTATAATAGATACGATACATCAAGTAAAAGGTGGCGAAGCAGATAATGTTGTATTAGCTAGTAAATGTAACTTTCCTTCTCATTTTGATAAAAAAAACTTACAAGAAAAAGTAAAAGAACTTCGGGTTTGGTACACGGGTGCCACCAGATCCAAACAAACTTTACATTTGTTAGGCACTTATCATCAATACAATTTTCCATTAGGAAAATACTTTAAAACTTACGAGGCAAATTATGACAAACAAAGATATGTTTGAGAATGCTTTTCCACAGGAGAAGCAAATTGGAGGATCTCATTATAAACATTTTACCATTCAGCCGTACGAATTTATTTCTAAAAATAACCTTTCGTTCTTCCAGGGCAACGTTATTAAATATGTGTGTAGATATTTATTTAAAAATTCTGCAATAGAAGATTTAGAAAAAATAAAACACTATTGTGATTTAGAAATATTAAAGTTAAAAGACACAAAGAAATGACACATCAATTAAATTTTATTTATAATGACTCTGATTGGGTGTGTCCAAACGAATATCCAGATTTATCACAAGCAAAAGAAATAGCCATTGACCTAGAAACTAAAGATCCAAATATAAAAACAAAAGGATCTGGATGGGCTACATTTGATGGACATATTGTTGGTTTCGCTGTAGCTGCATTTGATCAACAGTGGTATTTTCCAATACATCATGATGCTGGTGGTAATATGGATGAGGGTATAACGATTGGTTGGATGCAAGAAGTTTTAAAAACACCAGCTACAAAAGTTTTTCATAACGCAAGTTATGACGTAGGTTGGTTAAAGGTAAATGGTTTTGAAATTAACGGGCCGATTGTAGATACAATGATCGCAGCTGCATTAGTTAATGAAAATAGATTTAGTTTTAGTTTAAATGCCTGTGCAAAAGATTATTTAGGCGAGATTAAAAATGAAACGTTTTTGAATGAAAAAGCAAAAGAGTGGGGGATTGATGCAAAAGCTGACCTCTGGAGGCTGCCTGCGGGCTACGTAGGCTTCTATGCTGAGCAAGATGCAGGTCTTACCTTACGACTTTGGCAACATTTTAAAACAGAGATTTCTAAACAAAGTTTACATGATGTTTGGGAAATGGAGATGGAGCTCCTACCTATTTTAATTGATACAAGAATGCGAGGTATAAGAGTTGATGAAGAAAAAGCTGCAACTTTAAAAAAAGAATTTAAGAAAAAAGAATCAATTGTATTAGGTAAAATAAAAAAAGAAACTACATTAGACGTAGACATTTGGGCAGCAAGATCTGTAGCTCAAGTATTTGATAGGATAGGTGTGGATTACCCACGGACACCGAAAAGCGATGAGCCAAGCTTTACACAAAATTGGTTAGTAAATTGTAATAACCCGATAGCGCAACTAATAAGAGAAGCAAGAGAAATAAATAAATTCCATTCAACATTTATAGACTCCATTCAACGTTATGTGCATAAAGGTAGAATACATTCAGAAATAAATCAACTAAGAAGTGATCAAGGTGGAACTGTTTCTGGTAGACTTTCATATTCTAATCCTAACTTACAGCAGATACCTGCACGTAATAAAGAATATGGAGATAAAATTAGAAGTTTATTTTTACCTGAGGAAGGTAAACAATGGGGTTCGTTTGATTATAGCCAACAGGAGCCTAGATTAGTAGCCCACTATGCTGCTAGTGTAGATAATAGTTTTACAGGAGTTGATGAGTTTATTGAAGCATATAAAAATGAAGCTGCTGATTTTCACCAAATAGTTGCAGATATGGCAGGAATAAGTAGGACAAACGCTAAAACAATTAATCTTGGATTATTTTATGGTATGGGAAAAGCAAAATTAGCAAAGGAACTAGGAATTTCAAAAGATGCAGCTGATAATCTTTTGGTTAAATATCACTCAAGAGTGCCTTTTGTAAAAAAATTAGCTGAAGCTGTTACTAACTCTGCATCAAAATATGGTTTTATTCGAACTGTAGGTGGTCGTAAATGCCGATTTGATATGTGGGAGCCTGCTACATTCGGAATGAACAAAGCAATGCAATACGAGGAGGCTAAGGCGATTTATGGAAATAACATAAGAAGGGCCTTTACTTACAAGGCTTTAAATAGGTTAATACAGGGTTCTGCAGCTGATCAAACAAAACAAGCTATGATTGATTGTTACAAACAAGGGTATCAACCCTTATTACAAATACATGACGAATTATGCTTTTCAATAAATGAAGAAAGTGATATCGTTGGAGTAAAGGAGGTAATGGAAAATGCTATTGAAAATCTTAAAGTTCCTTTCAAAGTTGATGTGGCCATCGGTAAGAGTTGGGGCGAGGCGAAAGAATAGAAACCCAAAAGTTATTAATGGTTATTATTTTGATGGGAAGAAACAAATCATTCTTTATCAGAAGGAACGTTGGTAGTATCTTCTTCATTCTTTTCTTCTTCTAATTCCTTCTCAGTTTGCTCTTTTAGTTTTTTGAGCTCTTTATAATAGTTAGGGTGTTTCCATTCAAACATGATTATTTCCTTTTTTATTTCTATTATAACATGAGCACTTTTTTAAAATCGTTTATTATTCAACAAAGTAATTAAACAAAAAAAATAATTATTGATTACCAATATGTATAACTTTAATAAAATGTTTTTTTGGAAAATTTAGAGCGAGGGAAGCTTAGGGAAAAAATCTATTTTTTTACCAGCTTTAGCTGGCTATGTCTAAAAGACCTTCTTTTGCGTCTTCCACACTTTGATCATTAATCTTAACTTTAAGATCTTTGATCTTGATATCGATCCACTTCATGTCAGGTGTTACTCTGCCCTGTTCCAACGCTGTGCTGGCCCATTTGGACTCCAACTGAAGTTTCTCCGAGATTAACTTTTGTAGTTGCATCTCTGTCTACCTCCTCAAATGTTATGTAGGTTCGGCTGCCATAAAAACTTTCATCCTGACCTACAATTTCTCCTGAGCTTACGCCATTTGCAAACGCCTCAAGAGCAGCTGTATCGTTCTCTGCCTCAAGCATCTTATCAAAATATATATTCTTACATCTTGCTTGGACGCGATATAACTTCATGTATTATTATATACCATAATAAGTGCACATTGCAACTATGTGGCTATTTTGGGCTTTTTTAGTGGGACTTTATCTTTTGGAACTTCGATAGCTTTACACTCAAATCTGACAGCAATTCTGTTATTTTCTATGTAATCCCTACTCCATTCTTCAGTTTGTTCTAGTGCTTTAAACGTATCGTAAGCTACTCTATACCCGTATTCAACGCATGCGGAATGGGTTTTGAATTGATATCCAGGAATGGCACTTGATGGACATTGACCACTCAATTGGCTACACATGTATAAAACTATTATAAATTTAGTCATTTCCTATATTATCCTATAACATTTTTTCCTTGCATATCCCATGAAAATGTTTATATAAGATTCATGTTTTTACAAATACTAACAAAGAGGTTATCATGAAAACAGAAAAAACAACAGGGGCTGAGTCATCAGCTGCAGAAGTAGAGCCGCTGGTTTTAAAACCAGAGTGGATGATCGACCACCCTAAAGAAGTTGAAAAACTTCACAGTTTTACTGTGACTTTTAATGAGAATACAAAACGGATAGACCTAACAGTTAATGGAGAAGAGTATAGATCCATGAACGTTAGAGACAAATTATCTGGTATGCGTAAGTATCATGAAGCCATAGATAAAATTGTTAAACTATTCAGTGATTGGGGTTTCTATGAAAACCAAAATTAACTGTGACTCACAAGTGTTCGTTAAGTGGGTTGAGAAGGTTGAGAGAATACTCAACAATATTCCGATAGTATCGAACAACGGACACATGCCACTTGAATATGACGATGAAGAATTTCAAAGAGGTATGAAAGACCTTCAACAGTGCGCAATGCGATTTGATGATATACCGATATATCCAATCAACGAAGCAATCGCAAGAAGACTGATTGAAGACCAACTACAGGGGGCAAATGACAGACCTGATTGTTAAAATGTTTGTGTTGTTCCTATTACTAACCATACCACCAAAAATACTTTTAATTATTATTGGTGGAATAACTTATCTTGTAATTAACTAATAAGGAGGAAAAGATGACAAGAGCAGTAAATAATAAATTTTTTGAAACTAGGGATTACTCTATGTTCAAAAAAATCCGAGGCAATAGACCTGTGGATGAATCACACGTGAAGCAATTAAAAAAATTAATTGCAGAAAAAGATCTTATGGATCCCATACGTGTAAATGCAAATAAAGAAGTGGTGGATGGTCAACATACATTACAAGCAAGAAAGGAATTAGGATTACCTGTTCCTTATATCATTATCAATTCAGATGATCCGCTTGATGTAGCTAGACTTAACCAAGGCAGAAAGAATTGGTCAATGGACCATTACTTAGGCCATCATTGTGCAAGAGGTAAAATGGATTACAAAATTTGTAAATCCAAAATGCAACAATTTGGTTTGCCAGTATCAGAAACAATGATTCTGTTACTTAAGATCACTTCTAGATGGAGATTGATTACAGAACAATTCAAACAAGGTGATTTTAAAATACCTGTTGGAGGAATACAAAACTGTGATCGTATTGGTAATCAGTTAATGTATCTTAAAAAGTATCTTGTTGGTATGGATAATACTAGCAGAAGGATAAAAAGACAGATCTTAACTGCATATATCATTGCAGATAGACACCCAAAGTTTAGTTTTGATAGGTTTAAAACTGCCATAAAGACTAAATCTGCTTGGCTAATGTCTGGAACTTCAGCACGTGATTATGTGCAAATCTTCCAAAAAATCTATAATTCTGGATTGGTTCCGAAAAAAAGAATAAATCTACTTGATTTCTTTGATACCAGAGAATATACCGAAGTAGAAGAATAGGAGAGGTAATGGACATCACTAAATGGAAGTCTTGTGCGGTTGATATAGAATCATATACACTGATAAGAGCAATGGGGAAGCAAGGGTTTAGAAGACCTGGCTCTATGATTGCAAAATTAGTTGATGACGAAATAAAAAAGATAGCTAAAAAAGAGGGGAAAAGCTATCAGAAGATGAAAGAGAATTTACTAGCAGAAGGCAACAAACTTCTCAATGGTAAATAAACCCTAGGTATGGCCCTGGGAGACTAGGGCCATTTATTATGCTTACATTACAAGAAACAAAAATATTCATAAAAAATTTTGCAGACCACCAGCCATTAAATAAAAAATTAAAAAAAGAAATTTTAGAAGCTAGAAAATCAAATTTACTTGCCATGCCACATTCTAATGAGAACTGTTGGCGGAGTGTATATAAATACAAGTGTGAAGAAGAGCTGTTAAAGCCAATTAATTTAATTTTAGCAGAGTATATAAATCATTATTTTAATAGAAATGATATGAACTGTAAGATTTTGTATTGGACCAATGTTAATGGTTTTGGTGGCGGTAATTTGTTTCATACGCATTATAAAGCTGATTGTGATTTATCTGGAGTTTATTATGTTCAAGGCGAAGGCACAGGCACTATAAAATTTGCTACACATGAACAGATGTATTTTATGATTCCACCTTATATGCCACATGCAAAAATGATTGCTCATGACCCAAAAGATGGGGATATCCTCTTGTTTCCTTCATATTTACTCCATGAGGTATCAGTGAATACTAGTGCTAAAAATAGAATCACTGTAGGTTTTAATATAAAATTAGACTTGCAAGATCCTTCAAAATAAGTATTAATCGAATCACGTATTTCCTTAGCCTAAATGAAAAGGTGGGGCTTTAAACACCTTATTTTCATATAACAACGACAGCTTAATTTAACTTAAAAGGAGAATTAGTGGCTAGATATGTTCGAAAGAGCAGCCCAGAA